GCAGTAGTAATTGCAGCAAAGATTAAGAATCCGCCACCCGTACAGGACGTGGATGAAGACAGTGATATTGACTGGGCGCAAACAGTCCGCGCCATACAAATGGGTACTGAGGAAGAGGCCGTAAAGGCGCTCAAGAAGTTTGCTGGTAAGAAGCCATCCGTGAATGCGGACGTTATCGTGAAGCAAGCAGTAGAGCAATTTGAAGCCAAAAATGCTGTAGAGAAATTCAAAGAAGAATTTCCTGACATTGTCAACAATGATATATTGAAGACATTGGTAATACAAGAAGATGAGATGTTGAAGCAAAGTGGCTTCCAAGGTTCGTTTCTGGAAAGATACAGAACTGCAGGAAACTCAGTGCGTGAAAAGATCAAGTCCATTGTAGCATCCTCGAGTGACTCAGGAACTCCCGAATCATCCAAACAGCAGAAAAAACAGGAGCTTCGTACTCCACCCAAAGCAACTGGTAAGCGTAATCCTACCAAGGTTGAAGAGGATGAAGGCGAAGAGGATCCACGTGAAGTAATTGCTGCTATGGCAAGAAAGCGTGGTCAAACAATAGGATAAAAGGAGCCTCAAAATGGCAGCAGGTCAAGTATGGGCAGTAAACAGCTTAGGTGGATACATGTATTCACGTCAGTTGTCAAACGTACTCCGTATGGCAGTACAACCTCTTACCAAGTTTCGTCAGTTCTCTGATGTAAAAGACGCAAGTCAACAAGGTAAGAAGAAGGGTGATATTTTCACTTGGGACGTTTTCTCAGACGTTGCTACCGCTGGTGGCGTGTTGGTAGAAACAAACACAATGCCTGAAACCAATTTCACAATTGTTCAGGGTACATTGACAATCACTGAAGCTGGTAACAGTGTTCCATACACAGGTAAGTTGGATAACCTATCCAAGTTCCCAGTGCAAGAACTTATTCAGAAGGTATTGAAGAACGATGCTGTTAAGGCATTTGACCGTCTTGCATACATCCAGTTCAATCAAACACCTTTGCGTGTAGTTCCTGCAGGTGGTACTGCAACTGCATCAGTTGTATTGACAACAAATGGTACTGCTACATTGACAAACTCTGTAGCATATAGTAATGGTAACGCAAAAGCAATCGTTGACTTGATGAAGGAACGTAATATTCCTGCATATATCGCTGACGACTATTACGCAATTGCATGGCCAACCACATTGCGTACATTCAAGAACAACTTGGAACAAATCCACCAATACAGTGACACAGGCTTTAAGTTGATTATGGCTGGTGAAATTGGACGTTATGAAAACGTGCGTTATATTGAACAAACCAACATCGTTCACGGTATTTCAACAGACGGTATCAATGGTACTCCATGGACAAATGGCTTATCAGACTGGATTTTCTTCTTTGGTAATGACACAGTTGCAGAAGCTGTAGCAGTTCCAGAAGAAATGCGTGGTAAGATTCCAACAGACTTCGGTCGTTCAAAGGGTGTCGCTTGGTACTATTTGGGAGGTTTCGGTATTGTGCAGACGCTAGCCAGCAACGCAAGAATCGTTAAATGGGACTCAGCAGCCTAATAGGAGAAATATAACATGGCAACATTTCAAAGAGACTATGCAGATCCAAACCAAAACAATCACGAACAGATTGCGGAAGGATCTATTACAGGAGCCAGTGCAGTTACAAGATTTGCAGTATTCACTGCAATGAATTTGTATTCGCTACAGGCAACAGTAGTAACAGCAGGAACCAGTGTAGGCGCTGGTGCAGGTATCGTAGTAACGGTAACAAGTGGTACAGCAGTGTCCACAATTGGTACCCTTGCACTTGGTTCAAGCACAGCAGGCGCAACTTTCAACCTTGCAGCATCCACCAGTCCTGGTGGCCATGCATTGGTTGCAGGTGACGTCGTTACTTTAACACAAGGTACAGATGCCACAGTGGTAGCAGCTTATGCAGTTGAAGGTGGTTTCAACTTCAACAGCACATTCACACTATAAGAGGGAATTATGAAAGCAGATAAGATGAACCCAGAAGCAAACACTCTTCCATCAAGTTTGGAAAGTGAAGCACTTGATAAGCCAGGGTTTCAAGTAAGTGGCTATATCACAAAGAAGGGTACTCCCTACGATGTAGGAATGCATTCAGATGCAATGTTTAACTGGCTCCCACCAGGTCAAAACATTATGGATCAGAAATGTGCAGACCTTATCAATGGCAAGTTCCCAATGAAGGAAATTGTAGACAGCGAAGGCTTTGACCACAACTGGTAAGAAGGAGTGAACCGTGAATAGAAACTTTATGATTGAAAAGCTTCAAACGGTTCTTCCTGACAACAAGAATGAGGAGATCAATAATTGGGCTCCTCTTCCACTACACGATCATGAGGATTACAAGGCCATTCATAATGAAGACCTTGATGGTGATCGCCTTGGTGAGTTTGGTGGCAAGTCCGTTTCAAGTCTATCTCGTGTTTCATTGGCTGGTGAAACTGATGTTACCAATAATTCTTCCCCAGCAGCATTGAATAGTAAGAAGGGATATACCCGTGCAAAAATGGGCCCAAC